TCAAAAGATTTTATAAAGAATTTTGGTGGTAGTGCAGAGTTTAGAAAATGGAAGAAGGCTTTTGAAAGATCATTACAAGGATTTGATAATTAGGAGAAAGAATAATGGGTGTATATAAAGGTTGGAAAAAAGCCGAAGAAATTATAAAGAAATGGAGGGATATGCGAAAAGGTATTATAAAAAATAGTAGAGGACCTGATACTGTCATGTGGCAAGCTGAAACAAACGATGTAGGCGGGGCTGTACCAAAAACTATAGGAGAGTTAAAGATTCTTGACATGAATAAGGATCAATTTAAAGCTGCACAAGCCTTTAAAGAAGCACTATCCAAGACCAAGGAAATTAAACCTAAAAAGAGCAGAGATTTACAAAGGCAGAAGGAGGTAAAGAGTTTTAGACCTGAATTTGATCTAAAAAAGTGGGCTGAGACAACACAACAGCAAAGAGAACAGGTGCGAAGGCAACAAAAACACTTTAATAGAGCAGCTAAGGGTGCTACTGATAATTAATAACTAGGGGGAATTATGGCACAAACAATTGTAAAAAAATTAAGCACCCGTCATCAATTAATGATGTATGATATGGTTTTTAACGGGATGGGGAGTAAGGAAGTTGCTGATAAACATGGCTTAACATTAGCTCGACTCAATGTTCTTAGACGGAGTCCGTTGTGGGTAAAGGAGGAGGATAAGGTTAAGAGGGAAGTGTTGGCTGAGCATAAGGAAAAACTCGGACACATGATTCCAAAGGCTATGGATACCTTGAATGAGGTTGTGGGTTCGACCTATGTTGTTAAGGATGAGAAAGGTGAGGAGAAGGTTGTTATGACACCGCCAGCGACTAGGGTTCAGGCTGCCGCCCAAATATTAGATAGGACAGGTATGAAGGAACAAGATCTAGGACAAACGGGTGGCGTTACCATCCAACTATACGCCCCAGGCTATGCTACTGATGATGGTAAGGGTAAAATTATTGATGTAGAGATTGAGGATAAAGATAATGCCAGTTAAATATGAAAATGGAAAAAAAGTACACCTTCCATATACAAAGAAAGGTAAACGATATTATAAGGAAGGTGAATCAAAGGCTACTACATCCTTAAGTCAATATAAAAGAACTCCTACTGAAAGAATGCGTGAGATTAAGGACAAAAATTTAAAAGGGATGAAGGATAATTATTTAAGAGCTGTCGATTTAATTACAACCCCTGCTTTAGCGAAATCAGCTGGTAAGACTTTATATAGTCTAGCAAAATCAGCTAAGACTAAGGCAGTTTTAAGTGGTTTATTTCCTGGAATTATAACAAAAAAAGGACGAAGAGATTATCCTGAAGCTCAATCAGCTTTTTCGGCAGGAGAAGGTCAAGAAGCAGTTAGACGGAAGATAACAGGATCTAGAGATATACTTGAAAAAAATCCAAAAAGATTTAAAGATATTGATATGGATGAATTGGATAGAGGAGCAGCTCAGGCTGTACTTAATCCTAAGAATAAAGAGGATAAATATTTAGGAAAGTTAGTAAAAGCAGGGAAGTTAACATTGGCAGAAGTATTTGAAGCAGTAAAAAATCAGATCAATATTAGCAAGGTTGATGTCCTTAAAACAAATAGAGAATTAAATAGAGTTCTAGGAAAGCATAAACGTGGAGCTGGATCAAAAGAATATGAAAGAACTATAGAGAAAGCAAGGGAAGGCACATTCAACCCTGAACACACGGAAGAATTAAAAAGGATTCATAGAAAAAAGAAAAGAGAAAAATAAATGGACAAGTTTGATGGAGGAGGGTCTATTTTAAAGGAAAATTTCACAAAACGGGTGCGTGAACTTGTGGACAAGAGAGATAAGCCTTTCGAGAAGTGTCTTGAGTGGTGTGCAGGTTTAGGAGAGATTGGTAGGGATTTACTTAACAAAAAATTAATTAAGAAGTTAGTTCTTCTTGATATAAATAAAAAGGCTCTGGATGAAGGGGATAAAAGATGGGGTTCTAAGGATATACGATATTATCAATCCGACAATCTTTCTAATCTTAATAAATATGAAAAATTTGATTTAGTTGTTGGTAATCCGCCCTCATATTGTAATGTTGACCCTAACCATCCTTCATATCCTGAATGGGAGGGAGATTTAAGACCTTTTGACCCTGAATGGAAGTTAAGAAAAGAATTTTATGGTGATATTGCAAAAAATATGACTATGGATGGGGTTATTTTAATTAACGAGGTTGAATTATACAAAGACAAGGTTTTTATTGGAGAACTTTGGGATAATAGACCAAGGCCACCTGTGGGAGAATTTATGGATATGATTGAAGGGAATGGGTTGCGGATTAAGTCTTGTTCCTTTTTAAGGGATATTGATGGTGTTGATGTGTATATGATGGAGAGTAAGATATGTGGTTCTTACTTGTGATTATTTTGCAAATAAATCCTCAAACAGGTCCTTTTGTAGAGGAGGTTCATATTGCCAAAACTTTTGATACGGGGAGGGAATGTAAGGATTATATGAACGCCACCCGTGCATTTGAAATTCCACCACTACATAATTTGGGGTGTGTTAAATGGGGAGATGTTTTTGTTTGATTCTGATCTTGTGCTTGGGTTAAGGATATTAGAATTTATTACCTCTGGACTTTGTCTTTATGCTACCTATCTCTTGGTACATGAGGATGGGAGAGGGAGTTGGTGGGGGATGGCGGGACAAATGACGGGACTTTATTGTATTATGTGGGGTGGTTATTGGGGATGGTTACCATTGGATTTGGCGATGGGTGTTATTTATGGTAAGGCATGTTGGAAAAGACTTAAAGTAAAAGAGGAGTCTAAAGTATGGCGAAAAAAGATTTAAACCCGAAAGCAAGAAAGGGCTGGGTATTAGAGAAATTTCATTCATTTGCTGATAGAGAGCAAGCTGAAAAATATCCTGCTCATATAGGAGGTGGAAAAACCTCTATTTTACCTGCACTTCCGAAAAAAGAAAAATGGAGAGCGGAAATACCAGAAGATTTTGGAACCACTCCATATACTTTTGGATTTACTGATAAATATCCAACACCATCTGACAAACAAATTATACGGGAGATTCAAATTCGGAAATTTGCTAAAGAACTAGCTAAAAAATTAAAAGGAGAAGGTTTTCCCAAAGATATAATGATGAAGCATGCTCAAGAGAAGGATTATATAGAAGAGTTTAAGAGAGCTATGGGAGACCCTAAAGGATATTCTTTAGAACAGCTTGAGTTTCCTAAAGGGTTTAAACGATTGCCATTACCAAAAAATAAAGAAAATGAAAAATATTATGATCTTCATAGAGATAAAAAAAGAAAACTTTCATGACACCAAAAGCATATTTAAAAAAAATTAAATCAAACACACCCCTTATTATTACATGGATAGATGCTTCTGATTCTTATGGCGAGGGTGTTAAGGTGGTTGAGTTAGAGAAATGGGCGAAGAAAAATGGGCCGACCCGTTATGATACCCTCGGATTTTATATGGGGATTATCAATGAGCGATGTTTTTTAGGGTTTAACAAGGATAATAGTTCAAAGGATGGATTGTACAGGGGTGTGGCAGAAATCCCTCTCCCCATGATAGAACATATCCATGCCCTACAAAGATAAGACAAAACAACTAGAATTTAATAAGGAATGGTTGAGGAAGGATAGGATTAAAAATCCTGAACGTCATAGGTTATATAAAAAGACTTATTTAAAGACGGTGAAGGGTAGGAGGTTGAAGGTGGCGGGTAATGCCAAGTATAGGGCAAATGTTAGAAAGGCCTGTCCTTCTTGGACGAGTATAGGAGAAATACAAAGTATATATAAAGACTGTCCTGATGGTTATCATGTAGATCATATAGTGCCATTAACCAATAATAAAGTATCAGGTCTTCATGTTCCTCACAACCTTCAATATCTCACACCCAAAGATAATAAGAAAAAAGGGAATAAATTTTAATGTCTGAAATAGATCTATTTTATGGTAAAGAAGGACCATCTCCTAAACAGGCCATATTTAGAGAGGCTACTGAGAGATATAAATTATTTGGTGGTGGAGTTGGGGGAGGTAAGTCTAGAGCCTTGTGTGCTGAGGCTATCAGGCAAAGTCTTCTCTATCCTGGGAATAGGGGATTTGCAGGACGTAATGAAGCAGAGGCTTTTAGAAAAACAACCCTTGTCACCCTTCTAGCCCTTATCATTGAAATTGAAAATTTTACTGGTCAAAGGCTTTTGGTTAAAAATGGTCATAACCAAACCAAGAAAGAAATTTCTTTCATCAATGGTTCTATGATTTTGTATGGAGGGATGTCGGGACCCGATGCAGATGAACGTATCAAGTCTTTGGAGATTGGATTTTTTATTGTAGATGAGGCTAGTGAATGTAATGAAGATGTTGTGAATATGTTGAAGGCTAGGCTTAGGTGGAAATTACCTAACAATAAATATCCTCGGTTTTTTGGTCTATTCGCCTCTAACCCTGAGCCAGGGTGGCTTAAAAGTACCTTTGTCGTACCACAACAGTTAGGTGAGCCAAAACCTGACCATCTCTTCGTACAGTCTCTCCTTAAAGATAATCCGTGGTTACCTCCAGACTACCTTGAAAATTTAAGGAGGGATAATCCAGAATCTTGGGTTAAGAGATATGTGGATGGTAGTTGGGATGCGGTGGAAGGACAGGTTTGGCCTGAGTTTAATTATGAAGATCACGTCTTTCCTAGTTTAGCTCATGATTTTGAAATTCCATATCCAACAAAAGGAGAGGTCTTGCAGTTTGCTGCCCTAGATCATGGTCAAACAAATCCAACTTGTTTTTTAGGATTTTATGTGGATCAGGATGATAATATTTTTGTCTTTGATGAGTATTACCAAAAAGGACTTGTATCCTCACATTGTATGAATATTATGGCTAGGTTTGATGTTAGTGCTTTTGAGTATATTTGTGCCGACCCTTCTATGTGGGGAAAGACTAGAGAAAAAGAAGGAAGAGCGTGGAGTGTATTTGACGAATACGATGAATATGATATATACTTAGACAAGGCTCAAAATGATCGAGCTGCTGGGTGGAATCGTGTAGGAGAATATCTTCGTACCGATCCTGAACACTATCATCCTATATTGGACAAGCAGGGTTCGCCAAGACTCTTCATCTCCGCTCGGTGTCGTAGTTTACTTAATGAAATTCCTGAATATGTGTGGAAGAAATTAAGAGAGAAAGATTCTAATCCTAAAGAGGAGGCAAGGAAATTGAACGATCATGCGTGTGATGCACTGAGATATGGGGTTATGTCTAGACCTTCGCCTTATGAATTGAAAGAAAAAGATCAAGCACCTGTTGGTTCCTTTAATTTTTATAAAGGAATGAGTACGATAGGTTTTAAGAAAGGATATATGGTCAATGGCTAAAGAAAATGTGCAGGATTGGGGGAATAAAATCCGTCATGCTAGGGAAAATCATGAAAAGACTGTAGAAAAGCCTACCAAACTTTATCGCAATTATTATGCTGGGCGGCAATGGTCTCATATGGGAGAGGATAGTCGTACCTCCTATAATAATGAGATTGTGGATAATATTGTATTCACGGCTGTATCTACCATAAAACCCGCTATATCACAAAACCGCCCTAAAATCTTCGCTAAACCTAGAAAATCTCAATGCATGATACAAGGTCAAATGGTAGATTCATCTCTCCTCGTGCAGAGAGTTGAGATACTGGCTCAGTTCCTATTTGATGAGTTAGATGTAAAGGAGGAGACAGATAAGGCTATAGTTGATGCCCTAATAGGATCGTGTGGGTATGTGATGATAGGATATGATGTGGAGGTGTTGGAAGAAGAAGTGACACCAGGGACCTTTTTAGACCATATTGAAGATGAAAATATTTATGTAAAGAGAGTTTCCCCACTTGATGTGTTGAGAGATCCCAACGTAAAAGACCATAATATAGATCATGATGAGTGGATTGCAATAAAATGGCAAAAAACATTAGAGGAAGTGAAAAAGGATTCGACCTACAAAAACACCAAAGACTTACAAATAAATGTTGATATTAGAGAAGATCAAGGAATGATGGCGAAGGTTGATACGAGGATGGGAGGTAATCCCAAAGATCTTATTAGTGATTCGGGTATATTTGGTAGGGTTGAGGGTTGGGATATTTGGGATAAGAAAAATGGAAGACTTTTAGTTTATGTTGAAGGACATCATTCTTTTTTGAGAGATACTGATTGGCCTTTGGATTATGGAAATTCCTACCCGTTAGAGAGTGTTTGGTTTAATTACAACCCAGACGAAACCTATGCGGTGGCTGATACGGCTACTTACCAGTCCAAACAGGACTTTTTGAATAGGTTTGAGTCTAAGATTGTAGATCATGTTTCGAGGATTGCGGATCGTAAATATGCCTATGATGGGAAGAGGGTTAATCCGAATGAGATGGATAAGTTTGCTCATGGGCCATCAGGGACTTACATTAAAACAAAAGGAGACCCTAATACCGCTATAACGGTTGTTAAGGATTCTACCATCTCTCAAGATTTATATGCCACTGTCGCTACCATAAAACAGGACATTTATAGACAGGTAGGTATTGCTCAGTTTGAGAGTGGTGGGGCTGAAAAACTACAAACCGCTCAAGAAGGGCAGATGATAGGGCAGGGAATCTCGGCTCGTAGGACAGAAAGAGCTACAATGGTGGAGAGGTTCTTATCTAAGGTTATTAAAAAAATGTTAAAAATTGCTCAACAAACCCTTCCTGCCGATACAGAACTACCTATCTCTCAAGACCAAGCTATGTCTATCAATGAAGAAACCCCTGGCGTTGTGAGAGGAAAAAAATTTCCTTTTCTTCCTATTGACAAGGAAATTATTGGGGGTGAGTATGCGTTTGGGATTGAGACAGGTTCAACTCAACCTACCAATGATACGGAGAGAATGCAGAAAATTTCTTCCCTAGTACAATATGCAGCCCAAAATCCTCTCATAGATCAGGTGGAGGTTACTAAGATTGCTCTTGAATGGGGTGGGTTTGGTTCATATATGTCCCGACTCATGAAAGATCCACAATTAGTCCAGCAAGAACAGCAGCAACAGCAACAGCAACAAATGCAAGCTATGATGGCTGAACCTCAGTTAAAGACCCAGACTGACCTACAAAAAACCAAACTCAAGACTGATACTGAATTGAAAGTTGCGGGATTGAAGGCTAATACAGAAAGAGGTAAGAATTTGGATGACGGAGCTGAGAAAGACGCAGATAGGAAAGTTAAAATGATGGATATGTTGATGAAGGCTGCAAATGATAGAAAAAAATCTAATGATAAAACCTAAGGATAAATAATGCCTTTATATGATTTTAAATGTAAATCATGTATGATAGAGTGGGAAGAGTTTAGTAAGATGGATGAGAAGGATGGTGTTAGGTGTGAACGGTGTGGTGGTGAGGGTGTTTCTCTCATAACCATAAGATCTAAACCTAATGTTTTTATGGAAGAGTACGATGAGGGATTGGATGCTGTGGTTACGGGTCCTGCACATAGGAGACAAATTATGAAGGAAAGACATTATGAGGAAATTTAGATGAGCAAAAAAAAATTATTAGATACAGCAAGAGCGTCCTTTCTAAAAATTATGGAAATTGCTCAGAATATGCGAAAAGGTAAGAAGGACAGAAGAGCAACGCCACCCGTTGGAGGGGATGGCAGAAACCATCATCAAAGGGCAAAAGTACAGGAAAAGCCAGATATACCTAAAGATCCACGGGTCGGTTCTCATGAAGCATTTCTTCAAGAACAAGAGATGAAAAAGTTTGCTAAGAGTCGAGTAGAAATGGAAAAACTCTGGGGCAAGCATTTAAAGAAAGGTAAAGAATATTAATAATTAAATAGGGGATTTATTATGAGCGAAGGAACCATGATTGACCAAGGGGAAGCGGAAGACATTTTCGGTGAGGAGACCGATTTTGAAATTCGTCCTGAAGGTGAAGATGGACAATCTTCCGAAAATGAGGATGAAGAACTGGACGAGAATACAGAATCATCTGCTGAAAAAGAAGGAGAATTCTCACAGGACTCTAAGTCATATAAGGAACTTCAGAGAGTCTATACGCAAGGACAAGATCGTATCAAGGATGTTGAGGGTCAGTTAGGCGAACTAGAGCGGGTCGCTTCTCAATATGGTGGAATAGATCGTATGGCGGAAATGATCCAATATGCGACTACCAATCCTGAAATTTCTGCTGCCATTCAAAAAGCGCAGCAGACACAAGGGACAGGGATTAATATGGATGAGCTTGACGACCAAGGTAAGAAAGCTCTCGAACTTGTGGATAAGATCGTAGAAAATAAACTTGCAGCTAGATTACAGGAGTACCAAACACATGAAATAGATCCGATAGTTGATGCTCATAGGGTTGATCGAGTAGAGAAACTCATGGGGCAAATGGATGAAAAGTATGGTGATAGGTGGAGTGATTCTCTTGACTCTATGAAAAATTTGTCAGAGACCTTACCTAGAAATGTGCTTGTCAATCCTAGTTTTAATGATATGGAGGATCTTTTCTTCAAGGCTCTCAGATCTGAGGGTAGGTTTGATGACTTTATGGGTGAAACATACCAGCAAACGATTCAAGAGAAGAAAAGAAGGTCTGTATCAAAACCAAAAACAACAAGATCCTCAATGCCTACAGGAGGTAAGCCAGCTAATATGTTTGAGGCTGCCGAACTTGCGGCTAAAAAATTGGGGATGTGATAGGAGTATAAAAAATGCCATCTCGTTCAGAAACCAGATCAATTGATGCGTTCTTAACAACAACGCTAGCAGAGTATGGGCGTACTTTGCATGACAATATCTTTGATGATGTTCCTCTTCTATCCTATCTTAATGGAAAATTGGGTAAGGCCTTGGCAGGTCGTGGTCCTGATTCTCAAATTAAGAAGGTATTGAATGGTGGGGAACGTATTATCGAACCATTGTTATATGGTCGAAATTCAACTGTTGATTCTTATTCAGGATCTGAAATGCTTGATACTACCTTACAGGACGGTATCACAAATGCTGCTTATGACTGGGCGCAATATTCAGTCGCTATTGGTATTGAAGGTATTCAGAAACGTAATAATAAAGGTCGGCATGCCCTTGTTAATCTTCTCCAAGCCAAAACTACACAGGCTGAAATGACTATCCAAGAACGCTTGAATAGTGATGCCTATAAAGATGGTACGGGGAATAACTCTAAAAATATTTTAGGGTTAGGTGGTCATATCTCAACTACTGCCACAACTGGTGGTTTAGCACCCGCAACCCATACTTGGTGGAAATCCGAGGTTACGGGTAGTGTTGGTGCTTTTGCCAGTAATGGTATATCAAAAATGAGAACTATGACTAATACACTCACGATAGGTAATATATCTCCTGATATGATTATTACAACTCAGGATATTTATGAAGCCTTTGAAAATGACATTACAGACCAGAGACGATATACTGACTCTAAGGTTGGTGATGTTGGGTTTGAGAACTTGGTCTTTAAAAACCAACCCATCATTTTTGATCGTGATTGTACAAGTGGTTATATGTATTTTTTAAATAGACGTTATATGAAATGGTGTGTGCATGCAGAAGCGGATCTTAAGATGGCTGAGCCTGGATTCCAGACTCCTATCGGACAAGATGTTTCTACAGCTCTCATTCTTTTCCAAGGTAATATGACTGTCAATAATCGTAGACGATTAGGTGTTCTAACTGGAATCACTACATAAGTCTATATAATTAATTGGAAAGGAGTTTTATATGTTTTCACATCAAGTAAATAGAACGGATGCTGATAAGGTATTTACTGTCGTGCATAATGTTGATGGTGCTGCCATTACTACTGGGCATGGGGTAAGGTATGTTGGAGGTGTTGGTGCTGATAATGCTTCCGCTGATGGTATCCAAGCAGTAAAGATTAATGCTGCTGCTGATTGTTTTAACTTTGCTGGAATTGCTGTTCAGGACATTGCCGATACGGAGTATGGATTGGTACAGTCTTGGGGTTATGTTGATTCCATAATGCTCTCTCACGAGGGTACGAGTATTACAGTAGGATCTGAAACCTTCGGGAAAGAGATTCTAGTTCCTGGACCTCCTAATGGTACTTGGACATCAGGTCAACCTCCTCAAGGTCTTTCGACCTTCGGGTGGAAGTATGTTCAGGTTTGGAACACGGCAGGTGTATCAGCTCAAGCATGGTGTAAGGGCTTTGTTCGTGCGCTTTAAATCTAAGTAGAAAGGATAAATATGCAGAGGGAACGTATTTGTTTGAGATGTATGACTTGTGGATGGAGACTAGCTGATCCTTCTAATATGAAGGATCATGCTGGTCACCAACTGCGTACAGCTGTTAATCTTTCCATTATAGAGAGGACTAAATGGACATGGTGGATAGTAAGGGACAAGATTGCGTTAGCACTAAAAGGAACATTACTGTAAAAAAAGTTTTATTTGGTATTCCTAACGAAGGACATACTGAATGTCAGGCTTATGATAATAGGATGGAAATGACATTCCATCTTGGAAATCTTCAAGTACTCTCGTCTTTAGGGTTGAGAGAGTATGGAGATAAAATTTATGATATTCCTCCCGATATTGAATACCAATTTTCAATATCAACCGTGGGTCAAGTACTCACACCTTTAGCACGAGAACGACTCGCTGAACACGCCCATGATAATGGTTTTGATTATTTATTTATGATTGATGATGATATGTTGGTTCCTGTTGATCTTTTTGAGAAATTGGTCAGACATGATGTGGATATTTGTGCAGCCTTGGCTTTTACTAGGTCGGCACCTCACAAACCCGTTGTCTATAATTTAGAATCAGGATGGGATCATGTAAGGGGAGAGCAATATTATATAAATCATAGTGTTCCCAACTACCCCAAAGACCAATTAGTACAATGTGATGCTGTGGGTTTTGGGGCTGTTCTTATAAAAACCTCTGTCCTCAAAGGTCTTAAAAAACCTTGGTTTATGAGTACTAGCGGGGCTGGTGAAGATATTTGGTTTTGTCATAAGGCAGGTGAGGCTGGGTTTAAAATATTTATGGATACGGCTACCAAACTAGGACATTTGGGTTATCCTAAGGTGATAACTGAAGCTGTCTATGAGAGTGAGTCAATTGTTAATGAAACGAGGGAGAAGCATGGAGACCTTAACAAATACGCATGAAAAGTGGGTTGATGTTATAATACCCACATATGATAATATTACACAACTGTCACAGTGTATTCAGTCTATCTTGGCGCATAAGACAGTATGGCCTTTAAAAATTATTATTATTAATAATGGACAGGCACCATTAACGGACCTGTTACCCTACGATCCTGATATTACTATTGTTGAGAGTAATGTGAATAGGGGTTGGACTGGAGGGTTGAAATTAGGCTTAGAATATAGTACATCTAAGTATGTTGTTTTTGCTAATGATGATATTTTTGTACCTAAAAGTTCGTACACATGGCTCCGTGACATGGTTCGTGTACTGTCTGTGCAACCCAATTGTGCAGCGGTAGGTCCCTCCTCTAACTGTGTCATGGGGTCTCAAAATATTTGGGCTAAGACTAAAGGATGGGCATCTTATACTTCATTCCTAATTGGATTTTGTATGGTATTTAATAGGAAGATCTTGGATGAAATAGGAGGAATTGATGATTCTTTTTATACAGGGGATGATATAGATCTCTCTATTAGGATTAGAGAAGCAGGGTATAAAATGATAATTTTATTTAGTGTTTTTATATATCATCATGGTTTCCAAACAGGAGAAAAAGTTCATGGTAAACCATCTAAACCAGGAGGATGGAACTCTAGAACAATGAGTGATGAGACTAATAAACACCTCATCCAAAAACATGGTTTTATCCGTTGGTGGAAAACTATGTGCAGAGCAGAAATGCCTTCTGAAACAGAAAACCAGAGGCTTAAAAATAGTATTGAAAAAATTTTTTCAAAATGTTCTCATATGTAATTTTATATTAAAGGGGGATGAATGAGGGTATGTACTTTTTATGAAACTAGATTGGGGCGAAATGATGGTCCCCCTCTCTACTGGACAAATGCAATGAAAAATCTGGGGTGGGAAGTTACACATCTCTCCTCAGAAACAGAACCAAAGAATAAGGATTTTGATCTTTACTTATGGGTTGATTGGGGTGAAGATGGGTTAACGGGGTGTATACCATACACACCAATTTCAATGAAAAATCTTCACCCATCTGTCTATATCACTTCTGACACACATTTAGGATTTGATTATAGATTAAATAAAGCTAAGGAATTTGATTATGTCTTTTGTAACCAAGAACGAGCTGTCGAGGAATTTAATGACAAAGGAGTTGAAAGCGAGTGGTTACCACATGCTGTTGAGCCACAAGCCTATCCGAACAGTCCAACCTGTTTCAAAAAGTATGACATTGGATTTGTTGGATTCGTCACCTTCCTCAAAAGGGCAGAAGCTCTCGATAAAATGTTGAAAGAGTTTCCTAACTTTTTCTATGGTCAGAGATTGTTTGAGGATTGTGCCGAGATATATAGACAATCTCGAATTGTTTTTAATACAGCGGCTGATGATGATATAAATATGAGGATGTTTGAAGCTCCTGCTACAGGTTCTTTTTTGCTGTGTGAAGATGTCCCCACACTCTCAAAAATTTTTAAAACAGGTGAACACATAATTACATATTCTGACATCTCTGATGCTATTGACAAAGCTAAGTATTATTTAAAGAATGAAAAGGAACGAGAAATTATTGCAAAGCAAGGAATGGAATATGTCCTTGCACATCATACATATTCTGCTAGAATATTGAAGATCTATGATGTTATCTTTGGAGAAAATGGTCCGTGGCAAAAACAACCTCAGCAGGAACCCAAACAACTCTCTTAACTGATGAAACATTTACAGCCGCCCCTGGCGCTCCTGTTTCAATAACCATAACTGGTGGTACTATTGATGGTGTGTCAGCTGGTGTTACAACCCCCTTAACCAAGATTTGTGTTGATAATCTTTGTTTGGATGGGAGTATTATTTCCTCTGTTACTGGAAATATTTACCTAACTCCTATTGCTGGTTCTAATATTACCCTTGATGGCGCAACAACCATAGATGGTGGTGTTGTGGTCAATTCTGGTACTTTTACCAATACAGGAGATGTAACTGTAACAGGTACTCAAACCATTACAGGAGATTTAAAAGTTGATAATCTTTCTCTAAATGGTAATACCATCTCTTCTCTCTCAGGAGATGTTCAATTAAAGGCTCTTTCAGGCTCTAATTTAACCCTGCAAGACGATCAAAGTGCTACTAAGGAGGTAAGTCTTGATATGTCTATTGTTCCACAAGGAACAGATAGAAAATGGAGATTTCCTACAGGACTTAATGGAATAGAACATTTTGTGGGGGAGACAGAAAATCAAACCATTAAACATAAAATCTTACACCGACCCGTTATTGAACAAGGATTTTTAAAACTACCTCAAGTTAGTGGATTATTTCCAAAAAACCATTATCAGATCCAACCTAGTGATATTACAGGAGATAGGGTTGCTAAACTCCCTAAATTGACAAATAATGATGAGTTTGTTTTTGCTAAGCATACTCAAACTCTAACAAATAAAACATTAACAAGTCCTGTTATTGATGGATCATGGACATCATATACTACAAGTACAGGCAAAGCCCTAGTAATGGGAGTTTAGGAGAAAATTATGGCATCAGAATTATTAAAAGTATCACATACCGCTGGGGTTACAAATGCTGAATCGGTTTTGATTAATGGAGTAAGTGGTCACACCTACACTATTCTTTCAATTCTTATTTGTGAAACGGGTGGAGCAGCTGAAACATTTGACCTCTATATAGACGATAATGGGGGTGGAACGGATTATGAAATTTATTCAGATCAAGCTTTAAGTGCTAACGCAACCTTTGAACATACAACTAGATTCGTCATTGAGGGAACAGATCATTTATGTATGGCAACTGCGAGTTCAGCCAATGTAGATGTTGTTGTGTCTTATTTAGATCAAACATTATAAGGAATAAATTATGAGTGGAATAGTCGGTAGTAATACAGGACGTACATCAGGTGTTGTTGGAGGTGCGCCTATATCTGACAATTCAATTACTGGTGATAAGATTGCGATGGGAAGTGATGCACAAGGGGATATTTTATATTATAACGGGACAGATTATGCTAGACTAGGTTTTGGTACTTCGGGTTATTTTCTTAAAACTCAAGGGACTGGGGCTAATCCTGTTTGGGCGGAATCTACGGGTGGCGGTCCTTCTTATGGGACTGGAGATGAATGGGTACGATATAACAGCAACCAAATTAATCAGAATATTACGGTGGCTAGTGGAAAAAATGCAAGTTCAGTTGGCCCTATCACCGTGGGTTCAAGCTATTCGGTCACAGTCAACGGAGTATACACGGTAATTTAAGGAAATAAATTATGGCATCAGAAATTAAGGCTAACAAGATAAGCCCAGCGACAGGAACGGCTTTCACAATTGGAGATAGTGGAGATACCTTCACCGTTCCATCGGGAGCGACAATTGTAAACAGCGGAACTGCGACAGGATTTGGTGGGGGTAAGGTTCTGCAATGTTTAACTGTTCAGAAAACAGATTCGTTTACAACTTCATCGGCTACTTATGTTGATGTTACTGATGTTACTTTAGATATTACCCCGTCAGCTACGACAAGCAAGATACTGGTGATTTTAAATTCTAAAATTAGTGGAAGCACAGACGGGTATCCAATATACGCACAGTTCCTCCGTGATTCGACAGTAATCGGTAGTGGTACTGGTTCGGCTAATGAAGATTGTTTCGCTTCCTCACAGCCGTGGACAGATCATAGTCGGTATGGATTCCCTGCCGATCTTAATTGGCTTGATTCCCCAAGTTCAACAAGCGCACTTACTTATAAAATGCAAGTGCGGGCGCATACAAGTGCGGCTGTTTATGTAAATAGATCCACAGCCGTACATACCTACGGTGGGGATTATGCTACCTCATTAACATTAGTGGAAATCGGTGCTTAATAATTAAAAGGAAATAAAAAATGGCAGTTGACATAGACGGAGTTAATTCAACAATAAGTACAGACAAGCTGATACCCCAGTCTGGCACGGCTTTGCAGATAGGGGAATCGTCAGACGTTATCACCATTCCTTCTGGTGCTACGATTACCAATAGTGGAACTGCTACTGGATTTGGTGGGGGTGCTTGGACATTTTTATCGTCAGCAACTGCTTCAGCAAGTTCATCTATAGATTTTACATCTAGTGTCATTACATCTACTTACGACCAGTATGCGGTTACTATGACCAATATTAAGCCAGCAACGGATAGTGTTGTTTTGTGGCTACGATTTAGTGTTAGTGGTTCATTCATTACTGCCACAGACTATCCAGAAGCATTTATGGCTATAAATAATGCTGCTGGTAGTGCAGCAAATAACGCTGGTTGGGCTAATAGTGCATCAGCCAAGATTTCGATGAACTCAAATGCGAGTAGCAATAAATTAGGTACAGCGACAAACGAGCAGTACAACGGTACGGTGTTTATTTACAACCCATCCGATGCTTCACATTTTACGACTTGCCGAGGGCATTGTGTTTACGAAACAGACGGTGGACTATTTACAACTGGTTCAATGGGTGGGCATTATATCCAAACTTCTGCCGTGGATGGAATTAGATTTCTGATGTCGTCAGGTAATATTGCTAGTGGAGTTTTTAGAGTTTATGGAATTGCGAATAGCTAAATAAAGGACAAGTGTATGACAATGACAAAGATGGTGAATGGTGTAGCTACAGATTTAACGGCTGAAGAGGAAGCTCAAAAAAACGCTGAAGATAAAATTTGGGCTGATGGAGCTTCTGTAAGAAATGCTAGAGATGAAATAGAACGATTGGAATCTACAGTTACTCCAAGACGAATAAGAGAAATGACAACGGCTGATGGAGCTAAGTGGGTAGACGATGTAGAAAAATTAATAGCAGTTGAGAGAGGTAAACTATGAGTGTTACCAAAGTAACAGATGCAATGCGGAATGTCACAGAAGTGGATGCCGCAAA